GGAACTTGGCTAACAACCAATGGAATTGGAATGGAAATAAATTTTGGGCTTGGTGTTGGCTCCACATATAGTGGAACTGCTGGTGCATGGGCTGCTGCTGGATATATCTCAGCCACTGGTGCAGTATCAGTAGTAGGCACATCCGGAGCCACCTTCTACATCACAGGCGTTCAACTAGAAAAAGGCTCAACAGCTACTTCGTTTGATTTCCGTGACTATGGTAGAGAGCTGGCGATGTGTCAGAGGTATTTCTTTAAGATTCAACCTGATGGAAATATATATGGGTCTTATGGTTTAGGGTATACAGAAGCAACGACTAGTATGGCAATAGAAGTGCCGTATCCAGTAAAGCCTAGAACTTCTTGCACAGGAATTACCGCAACAGCTGGTAATACTTTTCTTATCCAAACTAATAATAACTTTGTACCGAGTGTAATAAATTTTATTAGAGCAAATACTTCATATATAACAGTAAACGCCACAACCACAGGCCTTACTAGTGGTCAAGGTGGTCATTTAGTTGATGCATCTAATACTTCATCAATCTCTTTTAACGGAATGGAACTGTAATGTATAAACTTTATATTCGCAAACCAAATACTGTAGCAGATGCTTGCATGAAATTTAATGATGATAATACAGTAACTTCATTTTCATTTGACCTAGCCAATACAGACTACCAAGCCTACTTAGCATGGCTGTCCGAGGGCAACACCCCATTACCAGCAGATAAGGAGGTAGCATGAGTTCGATTTCTGTCGCAGGGGATTCGAGTGAATAGTTCTGTATATTGGATACACCGCCCTGAGCATACAGATATGTTCAGTCAAGGCTATATAGGTGTGTCTAACAATACAAAGCTCAGGTGGCGTGAGCATGAGACAAGAACTGGCAATCTGCATCTACAACGCGCCATTAAGAAGTATGGCTGGGACAATCTTGTAAAAGAGGTTATTGTAATTGCAGATGAGTTATATTGTTTAGCAGTTGAGTTTAAGCTAAGGTCTACAGACAAGATAGGCTGGAATATCACGGCTGGCGGTGGGATGCCTCCTAGCTCACGGGGCAAGAAGTTTATTAAGTCAGCAGAAACAAGAGCAAGGTTGAGTGCTGCTAAACTCGCTACTTGGGCTGGGGGATTTAAGCGCACTCCAGAAATGCAAACTAAAATAAATCTTAATCTAACAGAAGGAGGCAAGGCTACAAGATTTGTTAAGGGGCAAGTAGCTCATAACAAAGGAGTCCCAATATTGCCTCATGTTATGGCAGCGGTAATGAAAGCAAATGTTGGAAGAATTCAGCCGCAAGAAGAAAAAGATAAAAGAGCTAAAAGTCTGCTAGGACACATTGTTACACAAGAGACTAGGGATAAAATAAGCATTGGAAATATAGGACACAAAGCACCTATGGCTGGTAAACATTTCCCAAAGGTTATATGCCCACACTGCAATACAGAGGGTGGACTTACTGGTATGAAGTCTTGGCATTTCGATAATTGTAGAAATAAAGGAGAATAATTTTGGCGATTATAACCATCTCAGGGAACACTTCGGGGTCGATTAGCCTCTCCGCGCCTGACATCAGTGGCAGTAACACACTAACTCTACCAGTTGCTACCGACACACTAATTGGGAAAGCCACGACTGATACGTTAACTAATAAGTCGATAGCAGCTACTCAGCTCACAGGAACTATTGCAGCAGCAGCATTGCCAGCGGGGAGTGTGTTACAGGTTGTTAATGCTAGCACGACAACATTAGTGAGCAACTCAACCACAACATTTGCAGACACAACGCTAACTGCAACAATTACCCCTAAGTTTTCTACAAGTAAAATATTGGTTTTTGTATCTCAATCTACTCACAAAACAGCCGCAAATTCACAAAATGGAACAAAGATAAAACTTTTTAGAGGCGCGACAGATTTAGGACAGATTGTATATGCTATAGGATATACTAATACTGCTATGGTTAATTATTGTCTGGCGGCTTTTCAATATTTAGATTCCCCGGCTACAACTTCTGCAACAACATACAAAACACAATTTGCTAACATTACTCCGGCTGCGGAGGTGGTTGTTCAATCTGACAATCTTGGTGTTTCAACCATCACTCTAATGGAGATAGCAGCATGAACAACTTCATTTCAGCACTATACAAACTCTACCCTCAGACTGTTCGCACTGTTGGCGATGATGCCTTTGATGTTGATGGCAATCCAGTTATCTATGACAAAGCAGCAGTACAACTCGAATCAGAGAAGATGACTAATGCACAGACCGCTGTTGGCATCCTAAACAGCACTGACTGGACAACCATAGCTGACGTTGCTAGTCCTACAAACAATCCCTATCTAGCCAACCAAGCAGACTTCATAGCCTACCGTAACGTCATCAGGGCTATTGCTGTCTACCCACCTGCTGGTGAAGTGGTCTGGGCTACACCGCCAACAGAAGTTTGGCTACAAGGAGAATAATATGGCAATTACGCTCGATGGAAATTTGGGAATTACTACACCTGCTGAGACAGTACAGGGCGCTCTAACAACCACTGGTAACACTATACTGGGTGATGCAAGTACAGACACACTTAATGTTGGCGCAGGTGGATTGGTAAAAGATGCTAGTGGTAATGTTGGGATTGGTACTGCTAGTCCTAGCGCAAAGCTTGATGTGCAGGTAAGTGGCGCTACGTTAATACAAAGCTTAATTGGTGCTTCTGGCGTATATCAGCGTATTGGCACAGCTACAAGCAATTTGTATACAGTGCATAGAACTACAGATACATTTATATACACCGATGGCGCAACTCCACTTTTGTTTGGGACTAATAGCGCAGAACAAGCCCGCATTAGCAGCACAGGCGTTTTCTCATTCAACTCTGGTTACGGTTCTGCTGCCACTGCATACGGATGTCGCGCTTGGGTAAACTTCAACGGTTCTGGTACTCCCGCTATTCGTGCTAGTGGGAATGTGTCGAGTATTACGGATGTTAATGTTGGTAATTTTGCAATAAACTTTACTACTGCGATGGTGGATGCTAATTATTGTCCTACAGCAACTGCTGAAGATATTCTCAATGGAAATTTTGTATCTGGCGCCATATCACCGGCTCCAACCACTGCGTCGTTTACCTTTTATGTAGTAAATGCTTCCGGAGTTATTGGTGACCCCGGGCGAGTAAATATAGGAATATTCAGATAAGGAGTCTCAATGAAAAGAATAATATACAAGACACCTGATGGCGGCGTAGCAGTTCTAGTCCCATCACCAGAATACCTACAAGATCACACTATTGAGGAACTTGCTGCTAAGGATGTACCGGCAAATACTCCGTTTGAGATTGTAGACACCGACACAGTACCAGCAGACCGCACATTCAGAGGAGCATGGACATGGGCATAATCATTGACCTGACCAAAGCACAAGGAATCACAAAAGACCGCCTACGCCAAGAACGCGCTCCACTGCTAACGGCACTCGATGTACGGTACCAACGCGCACAAGAAGATGGCAGAGATACCACAATCATCATCTCAGAGAAACAGCGTCTCCGTGATGTTACTAAACTGGTAGATAAGGCTATGACGTTGGATGAACTGAAGGCGTTATCAGCATGACCATTAAAGACAAAGCTAAGAAGGTAGTGGGCAAGGTTGATGAGGTTATTGCTATAGCTGATCCAGTATCAGACAGATTCCTTGATCTGATTAAGAACTCTAAGCGCAGTGTGCTGGTGATACTGATTATCGGCTTTATTATCTGGCTAATCTAAATGCTCCAGCTCCTACAGTTTCGCGCGGGTGTCAACAGAGAAGGGACCACCCTTGCTAATGAGGGCGGCTGGTTTGAATGTGATAAGGTAAGATTCAAATCAGGCTATCCACAGAAGATTGGTGGATGGGTGCCGTTGACCAGCAGAACGTATCTTGGTGTAGCAAGGGCGTTGTGGAATTACGTTACGCTCAGAGGATTTAATCTTCTGGCTATAGGAACAAATCTTAAATACTATATTGAAAATGGCGGTATCTATTATGATATTACGCCTATCCGCTATACCTCTGTAGCAGGTGATGTAACCTTCTCAGCTACAGATGGCTCAAGTGTTATCACTGTATTTGATCATGATAATGGTGCTATCGATGGTGACTTTGTAACAATCTATGATGCTGTATCTCTAGGCGGGAATATCACAGCAGCAATACTTAACCAAGAGTATCAGCTGACTTATATAGATTCCAATTCATACTCTATTACTGTGCCTGCCGTAGCTAATTCAAGTGATAGTGGAGATGGCGGAGTTGCTGCCTATGGCGCATATCAACTTAATATTGGGCCAGAGATCTATGTTACTGAGAATGGGTGGGGTGCTGGTCTTTGGGGCGGAATAACTACTAACGGTATTATAGATTATCTAGCCAGTACAATTAATAGCTCTGTTACAACTATACCTTTAGTTGATGCCACAGGATTTCCTGCTACTGGTCTTATATTAATAGACGCAGAGTTAATTACATATTCTGGTATTTCAACTAATGATCTTACCGGCTGTACACGCGCAGTAAATGGAACCACTGCAGCAGCACACACTGGTGGCACTACTGTATATGACGCGGCTACATTCTCAGGTTGGGGCGAGTCTAATACGGCAGCTATTGCAGCTCAGTTAAGACTTTGGAGCCAGGATAACTTTGGCGAGTTCCTAATATTCAATCCAAGGAATGGTGGCATTTATCTTTGGATACCAGATTATGATGGTGGCGGTAATATAACTATCACCAATAGAGGAGAGCTATTATCTCCGTCTAGTTCTGGTGTATATCAGACAGACGCTAGTTGTCCATCTGTATCAATACAGACAATGGTATCTGATGCATCTAGGTTTGTAATATCCTTTGGATGTAATGACTACGGCACTAGCGTACAGAGCAGGATGTTGATTAGATGGTCAGACCAAGAAGACTATCAGACTTGGGCACCAGCAATTACCAATCAAGCAGGCAGTTACTTATTAAGTAGTGGCTCTACTATTGTTACTGCAATACAGTCGCGGCAGGAAATATTTATTCTGACAGATTCAGCTGCTTATTCTATGCAGTATATTGGGCCTCCATATGTATGGGGCTTTAATATTCTGTCAGACAACATATCTATTATTGGACCTAATGCTATAACTGCTGCCAATAATATTATTTATTGGATGGGTCAGGAAAAGTTCTATTGCTACACAGGACGGGTAGAGACTTTGCCTTGTACTCTAAGGCAGTACGTCTATGGCAATATTAATATGGAGCAGAGCTTTCAGTTCTTCTCTGGCACCAATGAAGGGTACAGTGAGGTATGGTGGTATTACTGCTCAGCTAACTCTACTGTAGTAGATAGATATGTAATCTATAACTACTTAGATAAGGTCTGGTATTACGGAAATCTAGAAAGGTCCGCTTGGCTGGATAGTTCGCTGAGAAGATTCCCTATGGCTGCTACTTATGAGCATGCAATGGTATTCCATGAAGATGGTACTGATGATCAGAATATAAGTGGAGAAGTTTCTCCAATTGAAGCTTATATTCAGTCATCTGATTTTGATATTGGTGATGGTCATAACTTTGGATTTGTGTGGAGAATTATCCCTGATCTGACGTTTGATGGATCTAC